GATATAGACACTTAACTTTTTTAGGATTCTGTCAATATTTAAATGTAAATAAACAAGTAAATGTTAATCAATATAAATATTTAACATTACAAAATGAAATACCTTTAGATTTTGTAGGAAGATATGAAAATATAAAAGAAGATTTTAATAATGTATGTGAGGAAATTGGTATACCAGAAAGGTATATTGATTTAGGATTTGAGCATAAACAAAATTTAATTTATAAAGATTATTATTGTGATGAATCTAAAAAGATTATTGATAATATATTTGATATGGATTTTAAAACATTTAATTACAAAAAGGAACTATAATGAGTTTTAATTTTAAATATATAGAAAAATATGATGTTAGTAATATAGCAGATAAAGCCAGTAAATTTTCTGAAGAGTTATGGGATGAATGGTCTTTTAGACAAGATAAACATGGTACACATAAACATACAAAAACAGTTCCTATTGTATGGAAAGATCCGTTAAACATGGATACTAAAGTTTATACTGAAGATAATAAATACTGGGTTAACTATGAGCCAATAAAAGATGATATAAATAATTTACAAAATTTAATAAATGATAATTTAAGTAATGGTAAAATTGAATCTGTATTATTAATTAAACTTTCTAAAAATACAATTATACCTCTTCATAGAGATGGTGGTCGTTATTTAATGTCTCATAATAGAATACATATACCTATAATTACAAACCCAGATGTTACCTTTCAAGTTAGTAATGATATAAAATATTTAAAGGCTGGTGAACTTTGGGAGATAAATAATAATCAAAAATTACATGGTGTAAAAAATCAATCTAATATAGATAGAGTACACATGGTAATAGATTGGAAACCATTATGATATATTCAGATAGTCATAAGTTTATGTTTTATCATATACCTAAAACAGCAGGCACAAGTATGTGTAATATATTTAAACAGTATGGTGCTAGTGATCATGTTAATGAATTTCATTGGACAAGAGTTAAATCTCATACTGCAGTAGAACATACCTGGGATAAATATAAAGGTAATGAATATTTTTCATTTGCTATTGTAAGAAATCCTTATGATAGAATGTTTAGTCTTTATAAAATGTTAAAGAGAATAGGTAGAATAAATAAAACTTTTGAACAATTTATTAAAGATATAGGTACAACAGAACCTAGCCAATATAAATTATTAAATCTTAATGGGACTATACCATTATCTTTTATAGGTAAGTTTGAAAACATAGAAGAAGATTTTAATTTTATAGCTGATAAAATAAAGATTAAAGAAAGATACAATGATTTGCCTAAATTATTAAAGGCAACAGATAATAAAAGTTACAAAGAACAAATTAATAATGAATTAAAAGCCATCATAGATGAAAAACATCATGATGATTTTATAAACTTTAACTATAAGAAGGAGTTATAACATGTGGTTATCAGCTATCAAATTAGCAGTAAATGCAGGATCAAAGATTTATGCTAATAAACAAAAAACAAAAATGGCTATGTCAGATGCACAATTAATGCATGCATCTAAAATGGCTAACGGTGAAGAAGCCTACCAAGGTAAATTGTTAGAATCAAGACAATCAGATTGGAAAGATGAGGCAGTTTTAATTATGCTCAGTTTGCCAATAGCAATTCTGGCTTGGGCTGTGGTAAGTGAAGATCCTACAGCTATGGATAAAGTTAAACTATTCTTTGAAATGTTTTCAGAGTTACCAAAATGGTTTACTAATTTATGGATTCTAGTAGTAGCATCTATCTATGGTATTAAAGGAACACAAATATTTAAAGGTACAGGTGGTAAAAAATAATGGATAAATTTATAGGAAATATGTTTGGTGCTATTGATAAAGGAATAGCATTTGTAGAAACTTATGCAATCAAGTTAACTACTTGGTGTTGGCATTCAAGAGTTAAGATATTAAATAAAAAAAGAAACAAATAATGGAGTTACAAATGGATTATAAATTTACAGCTATACTGATAATTATGATGTGTTTGCTTGCTCTATATGGAGGTCCAAGATAATGGATTTAAAAGATAAGATAGTTGCATTAGCTTTAGCTGCTTTAATTGCTTTAGTTGGTTGGAACTTAAAAGAAACTTGGACTATGAAAGAAGAAGTTTTTAAACTGAAGCAGGGACAGATATATTTATCTGCACAAATGGAAAGTAATAATAAAACTCTTAAACGTAATATTAATAATATAAAGAAAAGAAATAAGAGGAAAAAGAAAAATGATTAATGAGAAAGTAATTGTATTCTTACTTTTTTTAATTTTAGTTGCTATAGGTTTAGCAGGATGTACTAAGGTTCTTAACACAGCTGTATGTCCTGATAAAACTGCAGTTCTAGTTGGTGTAACCGAGACAGATTCTAAAAATGATAAGATGCAATCAAAAAGATCTGTAACACAGACCTGGAAATGGGGAAGGAAAATTTGTAATGAAAAATAACATGAACATATCCGACAACACTACAATAGGCATGCCAATAAAAAATATGATAGGCTTGGTTTTGGCAATTTCAATGGGAATTTTCGCTTACACTGAACTAACTGCAAGGCTTACAAGTTTAGAAACATCAAGACAATTGTTTAATGCTGATTTACTTAAAAAATCTGAACAATTACCAACTGATCAGGAACAATACATGTTGCTTGAAACTGTGTTTGCTGATGTAGAAAAACTGATTGAAAATCAAGAGCAAAATATGACTAATAAAATTAATATAGAATTTATTAAATCACAATTAGAAAAAGCTTTAGATGATATAGAAAAATTAAAAGATAAAGTAAGACAAAATGGAGGGACAGGTTAATGACTGAAATAGTAATAGCCCTTTTGATGATCGTAAACGGAGAAATCAAGGAGCACAGAATACAAGATTCAATGTCGACTTGTTTAAAGGCAAAGAGAATTGCCATGAGATCGGGTAGTAATCGTGTAGAGTTTCAGTGTATAAAATCTAAAGCTGAAACAGAAATATATTTAGGAGAAAAATCTATAGTAAAATTAATATTAAAATAAATTATAGGGGGTTTTAATGCCCCCTAAAAATCTTCGAGCCTTTTAAACAGGTTGCTCAGCTGCTTCGGTTTTCTAATACACGATGTAGGCTTGAGAGAGGATTGCCTATTATATCATCTTTGTATCATTGTCTGTTAGTTGCTTGCCATATCTGGTCTTACATACAGGTCTAACTTCTAACCGAATTAGGTTATACCACTTCTTCAAAAGCTAAATTAGTTTCGTTATAATTTAGTCTTCCTGTGGAAATATTATAAGAGGCTTGTCCAGCAGGGCCAGTATCTCCAGAAAATCTAGACTTAAGAACTGCAAACTTTACAATATTCCTATCAGATTTTTCAGTAGCCATCATGTTTCTAGCGAAACCTATAATATCAAAACTTATTTGTTTAATACTTCCAGATCCTTTAATAGAATCAAGGTTAGGCATAATACCTTCCTCAAAACTTTTACCTTCACCAGAACTTTTTCTCAAATGAGATATCAAAGTTAAATGAATGTTATAACGTTTTGTAATCTTTAATAAAGATGACATAACTTTATCAACCGCTTCATTCCCAGTAGCACCGTCTACTCCTTCACTTACAGCAATAGTTATATGATCAAGTATCAAGTAACTACAACCTAAAGCTGCTAAGTATTCAATCCTATCTAGTAAAGACGTATCAGCTACAGAGCCTTGATGATCTAAAAGAATTAATCTTTCATCACCAAATACTTTTTCATAACCTTTACGTGCTTCTTCTTCAGTAACATCTTCGGGCATTCTAATATTTTTATTAATAGACATACCAATCAATTTAGTTGCAGTATCACCAATAGATTCCTCTAATGATATTAAACCAACTTTAGCTTCAGTCTGTTCTAATAAGTTTAATATTGTTTCTTTAACAACAGTAGACTTTCCAGAGCCAGTACCAGATGTAAACAAAGTAATCTCACCTAATCTCATACCAAACAATTTATCATTTAAACCTTTAAGACAAACTGGATAAGGTACAGATTTAACTGTAGATCTTTCTTTAAAAGCATCCCATATTTTTTCACCACTAACAAAGTTATCGGGTTTATAAACTTTAGATCCCCAAACATTAGATAAGTAAGTATCAGATTGCTCTTTACATAAAGCGTCATTAGCATCTTTATAAACACTATTAACAATATGTGCTTTACCAGGCTTTATAACATGGGCGGCATCATTAGCAGAAGCAATACCAGGTTCATCGTTATCAAATGCTAAAAATACTTTATCATATTTATTAACAAAATCTAAGTTAGAAGCAATATTACGTCTAGCACTTTGAGCACCATTGACAATTGATACAACATCAAATTTGGCTTTGGCTTTTGTAAGCATCTCAACTAAAGATAAACAATCTATTTCACCTTCAGTAATAACTAAGTTTTTATATCTACCACAATTAGATTGATTAAATAACTCAGGGACTTCGGCTTTACCAACAACTCTAAAATCTTTAGTTGCTACTATTCTTTTCTTATAAGCTTTAACTTTTTTATTAATTGTAATTGGATAGTAATGACTAATAATATTTCTATCTTGATCATACTCAACCTTAACACCAGCATTGTATAATACTTGCTTAGATATATTTCTAAACGTATCAACAGGTAAATTACTAATCTCATCTAAATTTAAATTAGTTTGTACAACACTAAAATCAACTTCCGTATCTTGCGTATCTTTACTTTGTGTCTTTTTACAAGAAAAACAAAAAGCAGATCCGTCACTATAAACTGCATTAGCATCACTGCTACCACAACCTTCACAACTTGTATGTTTTATAAAGTTAGTGTCCTTACCCATATTATACCTCTCTATGTTATATTATTATTATACCTCTCATCAATCCATTTACTAAAACGAATTAGATCTTTACCACTTGCATTACTCATCATTTTATTTGCTAACGAACATACAAACTCTACGTTACCTTTAATGTAACCTTTACTAGGATCTTTACGATCTAGTGTAGGGCTGTAATTATCGCCACCAAGCATTCCTTGACTAGGCTTCATTGTGTATCCTAAGATCGGACATTTATGATCATTAGGATATATAGATCTCAAATACTCAAGATCTAAATCGAAGTTTAGTTTATATTTTTTAACTCGGTCTTTGCAGTGGTTGAACGACCTGCTGCAAATACCTTTAATTGATCTATAGTATTTCAATTTACTTTCACGTTTACACATTAGATATAAAGTCTTTCCAATAATCTACTGTCCAATTAGAATGATCTTTATAATCTTTAATTAAATATAGCATCTTACCCATCACTTCTAATCTAGTAATATAATCTTCTGGATGAAATTTTTTATACATCCTAATTACTGATTCAAATTGTTTAGTTAGATCTTTACCTTTTAATAACGCAGTAGCTTTAACAATACCCACACCTTTTAAACCAGGAATATTATCAACAGTATCACCCGTTAATAATTGTGTATTAAAAAACTCACAAGCATCGAATCTAGATATAGCTTTAGTATATTTGTGCATCATGTTATAGAAGAGGCCACCAATAATTTGCCAATCTTTATCTACTGTAATCAGCATATAAAGTTGACCTTCATTTAAGTATTTAGTTGCTTCAATAGAAGCTGTATCATCAGCCTCAAAACCATCTTTACTAATTGGTTTATAATTAGCCATAACATATTCTTTACACTCTACAAAGTTAACAGGTTTCTCTTTACGCTTACCTTTATAAACTGTTATGTTTTGTTTTATCTCTCTTCTAAAATTACCATGAGCAGAAACATGTAATGAATACTCATCACATTGTACTTCATCTTTTACTTTTATATATATTTCATCAAATGTTTTCTTAACATCTAAGGTTTCTTTAATTGCTTTATGACATGCCCTGTATATCAATACATCACCGTCAATTATTCCTATCATCTTGTTTTTATTCATTTTTTTAATCTTTCTATAATTTTGTTGGGCTAGCGTTTTACCGCTAACCCGTTTAGTATTAGTGAGTATCAAGCCACGAATTTCCGTGTTTGGCATCACCACCCATCTGAATATTAAGTTCTAATTTCTTAGTAATATAATCTCCAAATGAGTACTCTAGTATTTCCTTAACTCGTTTAACGTTCTCAGGTTTAGTCTGTACTTGAACTTCATCATGAATTAAACCAAGTATATCAACTTCGATATTCTCATTTTTAAACATTTCAAAAGAATTAACTACAGCCGTCTTAACTGTAATAGCTTCAAACGTTTGTAGTAAATAATTTAAACATTTAAAACTAGACTCAGCAAATATTCTACGACCATCTAATCCAGGTATGAAACCAAGACCATCTTTATTCTTAGTGGTATAGAAAAATCTATTCAACTTCTCTACAAGTTCTTTAAGACCTGGAAGTGCAGAATATAATTTATTCTTAACTTCTTTACCCTTATCAATGTCCTCAACACCAGTAACCATTTTACCAAGCTTAGCAAAACCTGCACCAAATACTGTAGCATACAATAAACCCTTAGCTAAAGGTCTAGCAACTCCAACAGTATCAGCATTGTGTTGATGGATATCACCATTTAAAACATGATCATTAACTTTTTTATTATTTAAGTAATGACATAATGCTCTAATCTGATTTCCAGAACTATCACACCCAATCATGACTTTAGATTTATCAGCTATAAAAAGCGATCTCATTTCAGATCCGAAAAATGCATTTGAGTTTGGTACATTCACAACTTTAGAATGACGTTGTCTTGAAGTAGGTGTTCCAATATTAAAAGCTTCAACATAGACTCTACCATTGTTTAGTTCAGCTAATTCAATCCAACCTCTAATAACAGAATGTCTAGATCTTAATTGATAATATTTTAAAACCTTTTTACCAATGTCACCTTCGATTGTGTGAAGAGTATCTTCTGTAATCTTAGGCTCGCCTCCAGGTGTGTACATAGAAGGAATCCATCCCGCATCAAGTAACATAATCCTAACCATATCCATGTTACCTAAATTAGCTTCAGTCATTTTAAATCTTTGAAACGTTTTCTTAGGATCCCATTTATCTGTGTCAGTTTGTTTAATCTCAGTACCTAAAAATTCACTTAACATTCTAGCACTCACTGCAGAAAGTCTACCATCTTGTAGGTACTTAGCTTTCTTAGGTTCTTTATCGGTCAACACTTTCCTAGGTTTTAGGGTAGGGTTAATCTCATCTTCAATAACTTTCATTTCAGCAGTTAACTGTTCATAGAATTTTTTGGCTTTGGGCGTATCAAAATTCCATTTAGTAGTAACTTGTCTTGCACATATTTCAGCAATAGCATGTTCAGTTCTTAATGCTTGTTGAAAGTTAGGTCTGTTCTTAATTAAAGTTTGTGCTTCATTAGCAACATACTTATAAACTTTATGAGTCAAATTAATATCTTGTATTCCATAAATTTTCATCTCTTCAGAGTAATGATCAAAAGCAGGACTTTCACCCTTAGCATCTTTTAATATAACTCCAAAGTTTTTTAAACTATGTTTACCTTCACGTTTAAAATTATTAAGCTGTGAGATAATCATAGTGTCTACAAGTTTAACATCGGCTTTGGGTTTCCAATTTAATAACTTAACCATAACAGGTAAATCATACGCAATTAAATTGTGACCTATAATCGAATCAAACTTTTCCAAGTAAGTTGTTAAGTCTTTTAATGGTTCAGATTTTTCATCATGATCACTAAAGGTCTTAACTTCATTGGTAACTGGGTCTTTAGTTATTGCTAACCAAATTGTATCCACGGTATCTAGTAAACCATTAGTTTCTAAGTCTAGAAAAATCTTATCATTCATTATACTATTTTATCCTTTAAAAAATTATAGAACT